GGGCAACAATGATAATCGAATTCTACTTTGGAGCACAATTAGCAAAAGGTAGGTAGTAATGAAAAGGGCGATAGTTATACCCGACCAGCATTTTCCGATACATGATGAAAGTGCAGTCAAAGTTGTACTGAAAGCGATAGATTTTGTAAAGCCAGATATATTTATTAATCTGGGTGATGTTGGAGAGTGGAGTTCTGTGTCTGGACATAGATACAAAAGACGCAAACGACCACCACTAGAGTACCAACTACCAGAAATAGATAAAGAAATTAAAGCAGTCAATAAACAAATTGACAGGTTTGACAAAGCATTAGATAAAGTTAAGTGTAACACTAGACATATTCTTGCTGGTAATCATGACGAATGGCTAGATGCGTTTGTAGAAGAGAATCCATATTTAGAGCAATACACATTTAGAAATGCGTGTAAGTGGGATGAAAGGGGATATGAGTATCGCAAGTACAATGAAGTTTTAACCATTGGTAAATTGTCTTTTATACATGGTGCGTATACAGGTAATAACCATGCAAAAAAACATTTAGATGCTTACGGTACAAATATGGTTTATGGGCATGTACACGATGTAGCTAGATACTCAGCTACTAGATTGTTAGATGGAAACATTAGTTCGTGGGCAATGGGTTGTTTAAAAGATATGTCAGCAGAAAACAACACATGGTTAAAAGGTAGACTACATAACTGGAATCATGCTTTTGGAATTGTAACTTTTTTTGACAATGGTAATTTTCAAGTAGAAGTAGTTGACATTGTAGAAGGCAAAGGTTCAGTATGGGGAAAAATAATTAAAGGATAAAGTATGACATATAGAGAATTAATAAATCAAGTGTTGATACGACTAAGAGAAGATACTATAACTAGCGATTGGTCTGGTGCTATTAATGATTCTACTACAGTATCAGCATATCAAAAAACTGTAGGTGCATTAATTAATGATAGTAAAAGAAATATTGAAGGTTATCATGATTGGTTAAATTTAAGAGAAACAGTTAATATATCTACAGTAGCAGGTACTAAAAATTATAATTTAAGTTCTGGTCAAGAATTAAAAATTGTAGATGTTATAAATAATACAAGTGGAATTCATCTCAGTCAAGTAAGTAGACAATATATTAACACAGTTAAATATCCTACAGATGATACTGGAGAGCCTTTATATTATGCTTTTAATGGTAGTGATGCTTCTAATAATCTTAAAATAGATTTATCTCCCGTACCTACAACAGCACAAACTTTATCTTTTGATATTGTAAAGCCACAAGATGATTTATCTCTTGCTGCTACAGTATTAAAAATACCAAGTAAACCAGTAATACTTGGTGCATGGGCTAGAGCCATATCAGAGCGTGGTGAAGATGGTGGAACACAATCTAGTCTTATGGCACAAGAAACTGGAGAAGCTATTAAACAAGCAATTATGATAGATAGTGGCAATACTGAATATGAATCAGATTGGTATGTTAAAGAAAATTTTACTCAAGGAACTGTTAATTTTAGATAATGGCTAAACAATTAGACTATTTACCTTTACAAGATTTTGGTGTTAATGGAATTAATACACAAAGTAATCCTGCAACATTAGACCAAACATATCTTACAACTGCTGATAATGTAGTTATGAGAGAGTCTGGTAGAATATCTTTTAGAAAAGGTTTAAAACAAAAAGTAGTTCCTACTGGTACAGCTATAGGTTCTATGGTGGAGCATAATGATTCTGGTACTAATAAAATATTTGCTAGTCACGGTACTTCTATTTACACAGTTGATTTTACAACTCCTAATGCTGCCTTTCCTAGTAGTGGTGCTGATGTTAAGCATACCGTTGCTAACAGTACAGGCAATTGGCAATTTATTAATTTTAATAAAAGATTACATTGTTTACACACAGGAGTAGTGCCACAAAGATATGATGGAGCACAAAGTTCTGGTTCAAGATGGGCAGCACATACAACAGACCCAGCGTCTATAAGTACACTATTTGACCCTAGTTGTGGGTTTGGTGCATACGGAAAGTTGTGGGTAGGAGGCGTTACAGAAGCCCCAGATGTAGTATTTTATTCAGTTTTGCTTGATGGAGATGATTGGACTGGCACTGGTTCTGGTTTTATTGATTTAAAAACTGTATGGGGTAACGATGAAATTGTAGCATTAGCACCGTTTTATGGACAGTTAATTATATTTGGTAAAAATAATATTGTAATATATGATAATCCAGAATCGGGTGGAACATTAGCACTTAATGAAGTTATACGAGGAGTAGGTTGTATAGCACGAGATAGTGTACAAGCTATTGCTGATGATTTAGTTTTCTTATCTAAAACTGGATTAAGGTCATTAGCTCGTACAACTGAAAAAGATAAATTACCTTTACAAGATTTATCTTTATCTATTAAAGACACATTAATAAGAAACATTGCTGTTAGTACAGCAGTTAAATCAGTTTATTTAGAAAACGAAGGCATATATATTATGTCTTTTACTGATAAAAATATTACATATGTATTTGATTTTAAACATGCAACACCAGCAGGTACGCCTCGAGTAACAACATGGACATTTAATAATGACCGTGAGCCTTCTGCTATGATACAGTCTGTATTATATTCTGGGTTAGTAGCAGGACAAAAAGATGGAGGCATAGCAGGATATGAAGGATATTTTGATACTGATTTGGCTTGGGTTAATTCGGCTGCTAGTTATACTAATTCTCCTATTAATGCTGATGTATCTAGTATATGGATTAGAATGGGGCAAAGCGTTACCTCTGCTTTATTAAAACGAATGATATTAGTTTTAGAAGGTGGCTCTGGTGCAACATTAGGTTTGCGTTGGTATAAAGATTATAGTTTAAATTCTTCATCAACAACAAATATATCTTTACAACCTGCAACAACTGGTTCTACAGCACTGTGGGGAGCGTCTACATCTTTATATGGTGCTGCAAAGTTTACACCTATCTATGGTTTACAAGAATATACAACACCATTAACAGGTAGTGCTAAACATTTAAAACTAAACATATCTATTTTAAGTAATGGATATAATACTTCGATTCAAGATTTGGCAATAATTTCAAAACAAGGGAAAATAAGATGAGTGATTATACTATCGCAGTCAATTGGTCGGGTAAAGATGCACTTTCGGATAGTGATGCTGCGAAAGTTATATCTGGCTCTGATTTTAATACTGAATTTACAACAGCAAGAACAGCAATTAATTCAAAAGCTGATACTAATGGTTCTGCAAGTGAAGATTTTGCTAGTAACAACGCAACAGTAGCAGGTACTTTAACAGTTACAGGAATACCAACTATACCAACTGCTTCACAAGGAACAAACACAACACAAGCAGCAAGTACAGCTTTCGTAACAACAGCAGTTGCAGCTTTAGACGCAGCAGCAATTAACGCAATTGTATATCCAGTAGGTTCTATCTATACGAATATAGCAGTTTCTACAAATCCAGCTTCTTTGTTAGGTATGGGAACTTGGGTAGCTTTTGGTGAAGGTAGAGTTTTAGTAGGTAAAGCAGGAAGCGGAACATTTGATACACTTGGTGCGACTGGTGGTGCTGAGACTGATGCACACGCTTTATCAATATCTGAAATGCCTGCTCATACTCACGGTGGAATTTCGGGTGGTTCTGGATATGGTCACGGAGCAACTTGGAATTCGTCTGGAGGTGGAGGTACTACATCTTCAACTGGTGGTGGAGCAGCACACACTCACGACATTTTACAGCCATATATAGTAGTGTATATGTGGAAACGCACAGCATAGGAGAATAGAATGGCAGTTAACAATAGTGTTATGAATTATGGAGCAGGTGGTGGCCCACGCAGAGGAGGTAAAGCTAAAACTTACTCTGATGAAAAAGCAGGTGGTTCTAGAACAGGAGCAGTTTACTCACCAAAACAAATGATGCAATTTCCATTTCCTATGGGCGGTGGTCGTGGTAGTGGTGATATGAGCCGACTAGCAAAAGAAGAGTATGATAGGCAAATAGCCCTTATGGATAAAGCTGCTGAGATGGGAGCAGGTTATTCTAGTGATAATACTTTGGGTACTACTGATATAGATTACGAAAACAAAATGATAACTGAGAGGTTATCTCCAGAGTTACAAGCACAATATGACACTTTACTTAAACAAAGTGGCGGTGCAGGAGGTAGAATAGCTGCAATGGATGGCGACCCATACGCTATGCAAATGTATCTTTACAATCAAAACGCAGACCTTCGTGCAGGTGAAGCTGATAATTTAAGAAACATGACTATGGAATCATTAAATGCAAAAGGCATGTTAGGTTCTACAGGTGGCTCAGAGTTGTATAGTGGTGTTGAAGATTCAATAGCAGCAGCAGATACAGAAGCATTTAATAATGCTTTTGCACAATCACAACAATTATATGATATGGAAAGAGCAAGACAAACAGGTGATATAAGCACAGCTATGGCAATGGGTCAAAAACAAATACCATACATACAAGCTGGAACAAATCAAGGTCGAGCAATACCAATTAAAAATGTAGAAGGAGTTAGTGGTGCTTCAAGAAATATATTTGGAGTAGAGTCTGGTTTGTCTATGGGTAAAGCAAAACAAAAAAAAGGCATTTGGGATTCTTTACTAGGTAGCGGTGGTTTGCTTGGTGGAATTTTTGGATAGGAGATAATAATGGCAGGAATGTTTGGAAATAAATATGACACAATGAGTGCTTTAGATGACGCATTGTTTAATGAAAGTTTTAAAGTTGGACAATTAAGCAGTTATGGTGTTGGTCAAATGGCAGCTTACACAGAAGGAAAAATGGGTAATCCATTTTCAGCAGCAGTTAACGACCTTATGAGTCCAGAAATGCAAAAACAAAAATTACTTGATGAGTTACAAGCAAAACATCCTAATCCAGATACACCAGAAGAACTTAACGCATTAGCTAATGATTTGTTTGCTAATGGTTTTGGTGATATGGGTATTAAAGTTAGACAAGCTGCAACAGAACTAATGAGTGCAACTGCTACAGTACAAAAAGCTAATAAACCATCAAAAGATTTACTTGACCAAATTAATTTTGGTTTAACATCTGCTGTGTTAAGTCCACAATTTGTTGATGATTATTTTGAAAAACAAAATCCTACTTATTTTGCTAAATATAATTCATTAACAGAAGATGCTAAAACAGGTGCTTATACTACAACGCAATATGAAAACAAAAGAAATGCAGCTAAACGAGTATTAGAGAATCAATTTAAAAATTTTAGAAATTTTGTTTCAAGACAAAAAGGAATGGGCATAAATGAAATAAATAGTCTTTTGTCAAATGAAATTTTATTAGCAGAGGCATTTAAAGAATGGGCTAAAAAACATACAAGTAATGAATTTTCT